ATCTCCTTGCCGTCCACCAGCAGGCGGAACACGCCGCCCTTGATGGACACGCGCTTGCCGCCACCAGCGCCGCCGCCCGCAAGCGACTTGGCCAGTGCCGACAGTTCCTGCTTCTTGGCGAATGCAGGGACATTGGAGGGGGAGAAAAGTGCAACATTGCTCACGTGAATAGCTCCTTACGCCGCAGCTTTGCGGATGGAAACGTCGAGTTCCGTGTCCGAGTTCAATCCCGGGGGAACCATTGCAGGGTTCTCTTGCAAGAACAACTTCATGTTGGCCTGCGCGATGCGCTTCTCCAACAGGTCAACAGCATCGTTCTCGATGACGAAGCGCTTGAACGAGTCCCAGTCTTGGGTGTAGTAGCGCGTCTTCTCGGTGAGCGAGACCGTACCGTGTGCAGTCTTCATCGACTTGGCGCCGACGCTACGCATGCGGTCCTTGATCTCGTTCTTGATCACCTGCTGTTGCTCTTTGATGGCCTCGACTTCTGCGTCGAGTTCCGACAGCTTCGCACGCATCTTCATGTAGATGCGAACCAACTTGTCCAGCGGCACGGCGTCCGCTTCTTCGTTCTGATCCATGCTTACTCCTTTCGTGTCACGGGTCACTTAGCCCGCTTGTCAAAGATTTTACACACGGCCTTTGGCGTCTGGCAACCCCCTTTCTTTAAGTTCTTCGTTGAACAGGTCCACGAGCAGGCGGGCGTCATCGACCTTGCCTGCCAGGGCCGCGAACATCTTGCGCTCCACGGGCGAGCCCTGGATGTGGATGACGGTCACCTTGTCCGAGTCCTGCCCCTTGCGGTCGGCCCGGGCGATGGCCTGGGTGTACTGCTCGACGCTCATCAAGGGGCCGTAGAAGACCACCGTGTCCGCCGCTGTCAGCGTGATCCCGTGCGCTGCGGCCTGGGGCTGCATGACCAGCACGCGCGGTTCTGGCATGGTCTGGAAGCGCTTGATGATGTCCGCCCGCTGGCCAGCCGTGACCCCGCCGTGGATCTCCTCGCATGCGTATCCGCGCTTGTTGAGGAAGTTGTTGACAGTAGAGATGGCTGCGCGGAACAGCGCGAACACGATGACCTTGCGCTCCGTCTGCTCCAGGGCCTCCAGCAGCACGTTCAGCCGGGGCGTGGCGTCGAACTCGACCGTCTCGTGGTTGTCGGTGTAGGCCACGCCGCAACTGATCTGGAGCAGCTTGTTGAGCGCAGCGGCTGCATTCACAGCGGTGATCGTCTCGCCTGCGGCCTGCGCCACCATCGCCGTTTTCAGCGCGTTGTAGTACTTGGCCTGCTGCGGTGTCAGCGGCACCTCGCGTGTGGCCGTGACAACGGGCGGGAGGTCCATGCACTGGGCCTTGGTGTAGCGGATCGCGGGCTGCAGGGCGCTGAAGACTTTGTCTGCCGCATCGCGCTTGGGCGCCCACTTGAACATCGTGACCTTCTGCATGACCATGTCGCGCCATGCGGTGTAGAACGCGGGCACGTTCTTGGGGTTCACGAGTTTGGCCAGACCGTACGCGTCCAGGGGAGACTGCGCAGCGGGCGTGCCCGTCATCATCCACAGGTACGTCTCTGGCCGGATGATCGCGGCCAGCTTCTTCCACCGTGCGGTCTGCGGGTTCTTGTACGCGTTCGCTTCGTCAACGATGATCAGGTCGAACCTGCCGTCGTTGCGGATCTCGTCAGCGATGATCTCGACCCCCTCGTAGTTCGAGATGACGAACTCGAAGTCCTGCTGGACCAGCTCGATGCGGCGTGCCGCCTGCGAGTGGTGGCAGACCACCGCGCTCCTGTGGATGATCGAGTTGCCAATGTCCTGCATCCAGGCCGTGTGCATGATCGACAGCGGGCACAGGATCAAGCAGCGCCGAACCTCTCCGCGCTTCATCAGGTAGTCTGCCGCCCACAGCGCGGCCATGGTCTTGCCGGTGCCGGGGTCGTTGAGCACGAACGCACGCCTGTTGAGCGTGAGGAAGGACGCGGTCTCCTTCTGATGGGCCATGGGCGTGTAGCGCCCCGGCCAGTCGTAGCGCCCGTAGATGGGCGAGGGGACGTCCTTGACGCCCAGGTTCCGCAGCACCCGGACTTCGTCCAGGCCCCAGTACACGGCGACGTCGTAGCCGCCGGTATCTCTCGGGATGGCCTTGCTCTTGGGGATCAGGCTGTAGCGATGCGGGTGTCTGGTTTTGAATACCAGTAGTTTGTTTTCTACTATTTCCATGCTTGCTCCGATGTTGTTCAACTCTTGTCGCTTCTATTGGCGCTCCTGCTGCGCATGCGCAGGTTGCTTCGCGCAGACGTTCCGCCGCTCTTCAGGGGGCGGATGTGGTCCACATCCTTGCCGTCACCTTTGGTCGCGAGGCCCGCCTTCTCCATCATGCGACGCGCCTTGACGCGCTCGGCCCGTTTCTTGATCTGCTCGGGCTTGCCTTGGAACAGTTCGTACTCGCGCTTGTAGTCTCGTGCCATGATGTACCTCAGTTGGGATGAAACGAACACTCTCGCACCGGACACCAGCCGCACAGTGGCGACTGCTTCGGGTTCCAAACACTGTGCGCAAAACTGCCCTCCAGCTTGGCCACGCGCTCGCGGTAGTCCTGCCACGCTGCATCTGCTTCGTCGCGGTCCATGCGGTGCTTGGCCATGTGGTTCTTGACGACGAACATGAGCGCGGAATTCACACGCCTGATGTGCGGGAAATGCACGAAGACCATCAGCGACATCAGCCGAAGTTGATCGTAGTCAGGGTACTTGTGGCTCCCCGACTTCCAGTCCACGACCCGGGCCGTGAGGTTGTCGTCGTCGATGATCAGCAGGTCTGCGATGCCCCGCACCCAGCGCTCCTTGGAGTCGAAGGCACAGGGCCGCAGATCAGGCGTGATGCCCATCTCGTGCTCGAACAATTTGCGCCCAGGCTTTGCGAGCAGCGCGTCCACCACCGGCTGGACGAACGCGAACTGTGGCGGCATGGGGGTGTTGTCCCTGCCGTAAAGCTCCACCGCTTTGTGTAGGTCTTTGCCGTAGATCGTCTGGGCCGTATCCTTGAACGGATACTTCTTCAGCACGATTGCTTCGTGATACTGGCGGGGGCACTGCTCGTATTTCTTGAGCGCAGAGTGTGACCACGTGATGGGCTTGATGTCCATTAGAGCTTGGCGGTTAGCACCACCTCGTTGAGTCGGTTGGCGAACGCAGTGACGAAGGTCTCGTCGCTGCACAGCGGGCTGTTCATGTCGTTCAAGATGGCGTGCGTGACCTCATGCCAGAACGTATCGCTCATCTCCTTCGTCGGCAATGGCTTGCCGGTCCAGTAGTTGACGGTAGCGATCTTGATGTTGCGGGCCACGTAGTCAACGCGACCGATCACGCCACGCGGGCCTCGGATGTGCTCAGTCAGCTTGACCTGATACGGGATGTTGCTGAGCTTGAACGATTTTGGGATATGCATGCTTCTCCTTTTCTTCCATGATGTGTAGCGTGTGCACGAGCACACGCGTTTCTGCGTTCAGGCGGCGTGCGACCTCCTGGGCTTCTCCATACTTGTGCTCAAGGCACAAGTCGTGGATCTCTCTTGCCATGCTCTCAATATTGAGCAAGGGCATAGCGTAGTCAATTATGTCATCCTTTTGCAAGTCCATATCTTTCATTCGCTCCAACGTCTGCGTTGAGTGGTATCCCCGGCAAGTATGACGGGGTCGTGATCATCTGGGCCAAAACCCACGTTTTGGCCTCGTCTTTCTCTGCTGCAGGTGCCACGGCGAGTTGTTCGTCGTGTACCGTGCCCACCACAGGGTAGCGCTTCGCGACGCGGAGCATGCCGTCCGTCATCACGCAGCGCGCCGTGCCTTGAGTCACGTTGTTGCAGATCTTGCCGGGGTAGAGCTTGGAGCGTTTGCCGTTGCGCCCGTCGGCATAGGTCCACTGAACGCGACCCTTCGGTCCGTCCTCTGGCTTGAGGTCAGGATACCTCAAACTCATGCCGCTCGGCAACACGATCTCTTCCTTGCGGAAGGTCAGGCACTTGTGCTGGTACTCGTTGCCCTTGTAGAGCGCGTGCTCGATCAGTTCCCCGAGCAGGTTCCAGAACGCCACCACCGGCACCGCCGTCGCGCGGTACTTGTCGATGATGGCCTTGGCCGCGAGGCAGTGGATCGCAAGCTCAAGCTCGGAGCACGTGTGCGGGATGTCCGCCATGGTCTTGAGGTTCTCCTCCCAGCCCAGGAACTTCTGCACGTCGGCACCGGACACGCCCAACTGCTTGGCCTCGTCACGGGTGTAGCGCTTGGGCGGAGCGCCGAGGAAGCCCGTCAGCAACTGCGCCGCGAAGCTCGCCCAGCCTAGCTGGTAGCCTGCCCCCAGCAGGGCCGACTTGGCGCTCTGGCGCTGCGTCGGATGGCTGTCCTTGGTCATGCCCGGGATGCCGAACATGGGTGCCCCGAACTGCGCGTAGGGGTCGCCGCCAGCGCGGAAGATGTTGAGCAGGTCGTCGTAGTCCGACAGCCACGCCAGCACACGCGGCTCGATCTGCGACAGGTCGCCCACCACCAGCACGTGCCCCTCGGGGGCCATGATGGCCTTGCGCAGGAAGCTCCCGCGCTTGAGGTTCTGCATGTTGATCGCGCTGCCCTTGCTGGCCGTCCAGCGCCCCGTGGCTGCGCCGTAGTAGCTCAGGGGCACCGGCAGGTTGCCCCGCGAGGAGATGTCGAGGAACCGCTGCGCACGCGTGCGCTCGGTGGTGGACTTGACCTTCAGCCGCGCCTCGCACAGCCACGTGTCGTGCTTGCAGT